ACCGTCGCCAATTTCGCCGAACACCCGATGAGCGAAGCCACCATGATCCTCGACCGCGCCCGCGGCGCCTATGCGGCCGAAATCCGCATTGTCGAGCGCAAGCTTGAGAAGGCCGAAGAGGGCTCGGAAGAGTGGCGCGCGCTTCACCAGCGCGGCGATGAACTCAAGAGCCGCGTCGGCCAGATTGTCGCGGCGCTCAAGCTGCTGAAGGGCAAATGAAGCGTTGCGATTTCCCGCCGCCGTTCGCCGGGTGCCTGACCTGCGGCGCCGAATTAGGCGAGCCCTGCCGCCGACCATTTTCCTCGCTTGGGGCCAAGCGAAAAAACCGCGCTTACGAGAAGGGTCGCGCCATTTGGCGGCGTGATCACCCGCTCGGGCCGGTGGCAGTTTTGGAGAAGCCCCGATGAGTGAAACCCACGTTGAAACGCCCGTCGAAACCCCTGAATCCCAGGAGACGGAAGTTGAGCAACCGCAGGTCGAAACGCCAGAAGGCGAAGAGGATGACGGCGGCGAAGATAGCGAGGAAGGCGAGCGTCGCGTTGCGAAGGTTGATTGGGAAAAACAGGCCCATGACAAGGCCGGGCTCGCCGCGAAAGAGCGTTCCCGTCGCCGTTCGGTAGAACGTCAGAATGCGGAGCTTATGGGCCGCCTTGAGGCCCTTGAACAACGCGGCAAGGCGTCCGGCGACGACGTAGCCGAATTGGTTGCGGCGCTGCGCGACGACGACGACGAACCGATTACCGACCTCAACCAAATCAAGCGGGTTCTCAAGACCTTCATCGCCCGGCAGGCCGAGGAGGAGAAGGCCGAGGGTGAGCGGCAGACCTATATCAAACAGACCCGCACGATTTCAGACGGCATGAGCGCGTTCGAAGCCGACTTCGCCGACGAACACGCCGACTATTTTCAGGCTGCGTCGTTCTATCGGCAGACGCGGGCGACGGAGCTTGAAGACCTGGGTTACGTCGGCGCGCGGCTGAATCAGAAGTTGGCGGAAGAGCTTTACGGGCTCACCGCCGAAGTCATGCGCGCCGGGCGTGATCCGGCCGAAGTCGTCTACGGGCTCGCCAAGCGCCGCGGCTTCGCGTCCGGTAAGGACGCCGCCAACGCCAAGCTCAAGAAGCTTCAGACGGCCGGGGCCAGCGCCGGGACGCCGAACGGCAAGGGGACCGATAACGGCCTGTCCTGGGCGGCGGTCGCCAAGCTGAAGGGTGCGGCGCGGGATGCGGCATTTTCGAAGCTGCGGGCGCGGGAGCTTGGAAAGGCCTGAGTCGGCCGCTATATCCGGCGCGGCGTGGGGTTAGATTTGAGCATCCGGCCTCGCGCGTGCCTGTCGGCCGTTCCCTAGGACGGTCGGCAGGCGTCATCGCGACGGTATGACATGGCCGACCAGCCCTGCGGCGCCTGCGAAAGCCTGGGTCGCGCGATCCCGACCCAGGAGTCGCGGAAGCTCGGATATTGCCGCACCTTCTGTAACTGGCGGTTCTTTGATGAGACGGTAGACGGCTGCCCGTCGTTCATGCCGCTTGACGCTCCCGCCCAACGCCCTCACCGCGCAAAGAACGGCCCTGCTGAGCCGACCTGAATCAGCAATCGCCTGACCTCCGGTAAGGGTCTGCGGCCCCGGCCGCCCCGGCAGCTTCCACGGCAGCGAAGCGGAACCCCGTTGATCGTGGAACCGCACAATGGCCGAAACCGCCTATGGCGTGAACGCACCAGAAGCCAAGAAACTCTGGTCTTCACAACTCGCCCGCGAAGCTCTCAAGGCGACGTGGATTCAACGCTTCATCGGGGATAGCTCCGACGACGTTCTTCAGGTCTACGACGACACGAAGAAAGATGCTGGCGACCGCGTTCGGGTCACGCTGCGGATGCAGTTGACCGGCGACGGCGTGTCCGGTGACGGGACGCTCGAAGGGAACGAAGAATCCCTCGCGACCTACACCGATGACCTGTTCATCGACCAGCTTCGCCATGCGGTGAAGTCGGCCGGGAAGATGACGGAACAACGCATCCCCTGGTCGATTCGAGAGGAAGCCCTTTTGGGCCTCAAGGATTGGTGGGCGGGGCGGATGGACACCGCCTTTTTCAACCAGCTTTGCGGCTACACCGTCGTCAACGACCCGCGCTATACCGGCATGAACCCGGTGATTACGCCGGACGCCGCGCATATCACCCGCCCGAACGCCAAGGCCTCTGATGAGACGTTGGCCGCGGGCGACGAAATGACCCTGGCGCTGATTGACGCCCTGGTCGCCAAGGCGAAGCTCATGACGCCGGTTATCCGGCCGATCAAGGTCGGCGGCGACGACCGCTACGTCATGGTCATCCACACGAACCAAGTGACCCAGCTTCGCTCTTCGGCGGGCTCTGGAAGTTGGTTAGACATACAAAAAGCGGCCATGACGGGCGACGGGTCGAAAGACAACCCGATCATGACCGGCGCGCTCGGCATGTATAACGGCGTTGTCCTGCATGAATCGACGCGCATCACGGCCGGGGTTAACTCCGCGACCGGCGCGACCGTGGCGACTGCACGTCGCGCGGTGCTGATGGGCGCCCAGGCGGGCTTTATCGGGTTCGGCAAAGGTCAGTCGTTCAACAATTTCGACTGGAATGAAGAACTCTTTGACTATGGCAATAAACTTGGCGTCGAGGCCGGGCTTATTCATGGTCTGAAGAAGGCCCGGTTCAATAACGCCGACTTCGGGACTATCGTTCTTCCGACCTTTACGACGTAAGGGGGCTGGCGATGCCTCTGGGTCGTAAGACACACCTTCAAGCGCTTCACGAAATCAGCGTGCAAGTCACGCCTGCGTCGGGCGCTGGCGGTTTGATCGGAGTCGTCCCGGCCGGGTCGATTCTCGGCAACATCCATTCGGTTGTCTCGACGGCGTTCAACTCGACCACAAACACCCTCGGCGTCGGGACACTGCCGCCACCGGGCGGCGCGAACATGCAAGGCGGGATTGACGGCAAGACGGTTGGCCGGTCGGACAACCTCATGCCTGCCGGAACCTGCGGGCCGATGGCGGCCGACACGCCGATCTATTGGACGGCTAGTTTCACTGGCGGCGCCCCTACGGCGGGCGTGTGGACGGTCTGGATCGACTACCTGCCCGGCCCTGGATAACGGAGAACACCGATGGCGGCGCCCGGTCGCAAAACCCACTACCAAGTCGTTCACGAGATTTCGCAGCAGTTCGGGTTCGGACAGGTCGCCGGGGTCATTGGCGTGCTGCCCGCTGGCGCGATTCTGAACATGGTTCATCTGCTGCCGTCGCAGGCCTGGAATTCGACCACGAACACGCTTGCGGTGGGGACTACGCCGGGTGGCGCGCAAATCCTGGCGGCGACCGACCTCAAGACGGTGGCGCGCACGGATGCGGTGGTTCCGGTCGCGGCGATGGGGCCGCTCGGCGTCGATACGCCGATCTACGCGACAATCGCCTCGACCGGCGCTGCGCCGACCGCGGGCGTGGCGACCGTTTGGCTCGATTACCTGCCTGGGCCGGGGTAGGCGCGCAGTGTCCGTATGGCGAACCTGGGTGACCTGAAACAGAGGATTATCAGCGAGACGTTGCGTGACGACCTCGCTGATACCTTAGCTTCACAATTTCAAGGCCTTATCGCCCGCAGTATAGACCAGTACGAGAGCGAAGGCTGGTGGTTTAACGAAAAGCGGCTGGTGACGCAGTGTGTGCCGATGCAGGAGTTTGTGCTTTGGCCGACCGGAACCCCGGCCGAAGCGATCCGCCTCGACGGGCTCTATCTTGAGCAAAACAGCGGCAACAGCCGGTGGCCGATCACGCCGCGGTCGGTCGCCGAATTCGAAGCGCTCGCGCAGCCGAGTACGACGGGTCAGCCGACCGACTATCTGGTGGCGAACGACCGGATTCGGCTCTTCCCGATCCCCAACCAAGCCTATCAGCTTGCTTGGGATTTGATTGTCGCGGTGACGCCGGTTCTGGTGGCCGACACCGACGCAAATTTTTGGACGAACCAAGGGCAAGACTTGATTGTCGCCCAGGTCAAGATTCGGCTCTATCGCGACTTCCTGTCAGCGACGATTACCGATCCGCGGCTGGTGAACGCGATGGCTGCGGAACGCGACTATTATTCGAACCTGCGTTCGGATAGCTCGCGCCGCGTGGCGACCGGGAGGCTGCAACCCGGATGGTAGCGCTCGCCCGCAGAATTCCGTCGCCGCCGCTGCTAGAGCCGACTGCGCCGCCGTGGGCGATCCGGTTCGCGGCGCGTTTGCCGGAATTCTACAAGCTGCGTCATCCCCAGGCGCCTAGCGAGCTTTTCATCTGCGCGCCCGCAGACCTGCCGCCCCCGGCTAACTGGCGGGGGGCTTTGGCGTTCACGGATGACGGCAAGGTCAACGTCTCGACCGGGGCGCTCTGGAAAGACGTGGGGAGCGGCGCGGCCGGGCCAGCAGGTCCGACAGGTCCGGTCGGTGCGACGGGTCCGGCCGGACCAACGGGTCCGCCCGGTGCGGATAGCACGGTTCCGGGTCCGACAGGTCCGGCCGGGCCAACGGGTCCGGCAAGTACGGTTCCTGGGCCAGCGGGTCCGACCGGGCCGACTGGCGCAACGGGCGCGGCGAGTACGGTTCCTGGCCCTGCGGGTCCGACCGGCGCAACGGGCGCGACGGGTCCGGCCGGTCCAACCGGGGCGACAGGCCCAACCGGCGCGACAGGTCCGCAAGGCATACCCGGAACCGGCTCGGGCGACATGCTCAAGGCGAACAACCTGTCAGACGTGGCGAACGTCGCCGCATCGCGGGCGAACCTCGGCACCGTCGCCAAGGCGGGCGACACCTTCACCGGCAGCGTTGTGGTGTCGGGCGCGGCGCTTTATTCGGACGCTGGATTGTTCACCGGGCCAGCCTGGATCATTCAGACCTACCACGACGCCCCGAACCATAGGGGCTTACACTTTTGGGATAGCGGTGCGGCGCAAGCGGCTTGGATTTACGACTACAGCAGCGGTGATTTGCAGTGGTATCGGGCAGGCCGCGGCGTTCAGCTATCCATGAAGGCCAACGGCGATTTGTGGCTCCCGGCTGGCAATGTCATCGCCTCCAATATCAACAGTGACGTTCACCGCGCCCTCTATGGGGACGTGATCTGATGCCCAGCAGCTATTCAATATCGGCCCGCTACACCCTTCAGGCGACCGGCGAGAACAATAATACCTGGGGCGTCATCCTCAATCAGGGCGTTTTCCAGCTTGTCGATGACAATATCAACGGACGGCTGGCGTTCACGCTAAGCGGCGCGAAGACCCTGACGACGATCAACGGCGCGACGGATGAAGCGCGTTACGCCATGCTCGACGTGACGGGCGGCAGCGGCGGCGTGATCACGATTCCGCCCGTCCCGAAGGGCTACTTCATCCGCAATAACGCGAGCGGGCCACTGACGATCTCGCAGGGTGGTGCGGTCAACGGAATCTTTGAATTCGGCGACATGGGGCCGGTGTTTTCGGACGGTGCGGGCGCCGTCTTTCAACTCTACCTTAGCAATAAGACGTTGCGCCAATTCATCACCGACGCTGATCAGGTGGTCATTGACTATGTGAACGCGGCGATCACCGCGGGTAACCAACTACTGCCGCCCGCGGCGGGGCAGAGTGGCAGGGCGCTGATGGTGCGCGGGGCCGTGGGCTCGGAAGTTTGGACGCCCAGCACGATCCAGCAAGCGGACGTGGCCGGGCTGGTGGCGGCGCTGGCGACCTTCACGGCGAATGACGCGGCGCTGGCGCCTGCGGTGGGCCTGAACGCGGTCCTGAGCCGCGCCTTCTACGGGGATATGTTCTGATGGCCGGTGTGTTGCAGCCGAACCTGGGGATCACCTGCCCCGCCGCGACGAATATGGATTTCGGCGCTGGCGCAGTCATTCCGGCCGGGAAATATGAAAGCTGCTGTTTGCTAGCCTGCGCTCTGCCGGGCGTGACTATTACTCTGTATGTCGGCGTGTATTGGTTTTCGGCCGCGTCCGGGGTTTCTACACTTCTAATGACGCAAGAGCCAATTCGCTACAGAACGCCGGGCGGAAACCCGGTTTTGCTACAGGATTACATACTCGGTTCTGGTGAACACTTGATCCTGTCAAATAATAGCGCAGCAGGCTCGGTCAATTTCTACCTTTACAATCGCTGGCGGTTCGATGCGTGAGGATCAAAGCTGATGGCCGCACAAACTCTTCCAAGCTGTAGCTTGATCCTGACCGGTGCAACGATTTCGGGGTTCGCAACGTCGGGTATTCCGGCGACGGGCCGCCGCGAAAGCGTGAGTTTGGCGGCGTCTCTGGACGCAGGGACGGTCATAGATGCTTACGTCAACGTGTGGATTTACGGGAGCGACCCCGGCGCGGCGTACCCCTTCTGCATCCTCGACAACGAACCTGTCCGTTTTCGCCAGCCGGGCGGTAGCCCGCTGCTGCTGCAAAATTTCATCCTCATGTCGAACACCTACGTTGTCGTTGAAAACGTAACGGCCGGGGCAAACGTGCATTGCACGCTGTTCAACCGCTGGCAGTTCGATGCGTAACCCGAATTTCCGCTTTCGGGGGCTGTGGGCCAAACAGCTTGGCGGCGGTGTCTCGTCGGCCTCGGCGCTGCTTTACAAGGGTCAACAGGACTACGGGCCGGGCAGCTTCACCTTCACGGCGCCCTTCAACATGATCGCGGAAGTGTTCGTGTGGGGCGGCGGCGCGAGCGGGTCGCAGGGTGGTCCTGGCGGTGGCGGTCCTGGCGGTGGCACAGCGATGCGGCGGTGGCAGTTGGCGGCGGGTCAACAGCTTACCGTTTCGGTCGGCGCGGGCGGCGTCTGCGCGGGCGCCGGGCGGGTCGCAGGCCAGTTGTCGTGGGTGTCGGCGCCTGACGGTAGTTCCATATCCGGCGACGGAGGGAGCGCGGCGAACGTGGGCGGCGTGGGGACTGGTGGTGAATACAACCGCAGCGGCGGCGCCGGGAACGCAGCCGGGCAGAACGGTGGCGCGCCGGGCACAATCGGCGCCAGCGGGAGCGCGGGCGGCGGCGGCGGCGCGGGCGGCTTCTCGGACCTGTTCACGTCGCCTGCGGCGCTGGCTGGCGGACGCGGCGGCGACGGCTCGCCTTCCAACGGCGCGGGCGCAGGCGCGGGTTTCTCGCCGGGCGGCGGTGGGGGCGGCGGGTTCAACGCCAATGGCGGCAAGGGCGGCGACGGCAAGGTGTCGGTCGTCATCCTGCAACTGGTCTAGGCCGATGGTGAACACGCCCTTTCAACCGCCGACCGGCTTGACGAATATCGACACGGTTTTTGCCTCGCCCGGCCGTTGGCTAAACGGGTCGCTGGCGCGGTTCTTTCAGAAGGGGTGGCAGGTCAAGAACGGCTGGGAACGGCTGACCCTCGACAACCTGGGCGGCGTCTGTCGTTCGACCCTGCCTTGGATTGATAACACCGAAACTCTGAACATCGCCTTCGGGCTGCATAACAGCCTGAAGGTGTGGCAGTCGGCGCTTCTCTGGGACATTACGCCGATTGCGTTCTCGCCCGGCCAAATCGACGGGACCGGGGGCGCGGGGTTCGGGACTGGGGCCTATGGCGTCGGCAACTATGGCGAGCCTTCGACGGCCGACTATTTCCCGATGACGTGGAGTCTCGGAACCTATGGCAGCTTTCTAATCGCCAACCCCCGCGGGCAGGGAATCTACCAGTGGGATACGCTGCTGGTGAACAAGGCCGTACCGCTCGCGGGCGCGCCCGCCCAGGTCACCTATACCGTCGTCACGCCGCAGCGGCAGGTTATGGCGCTGGGCTGCAACGAAGAGGTTTCCGGCGTTTTCAATCACTTGTGCATTCGCTGGTCGGATATCGAGGACACGACGGATTGGGTGACCGCGCCGAATAATAATGCGGGCGAGTGGGTGCTTGAGAGCGGCGGCCGGATTGTCTGCGGTCGGATAATTGGCGATTACGTTTTCGTGTGGACGCTCGATGGCTTGTTCATGGGAACGTTCGTCGGCGCGCCGGGGCAGACTTGGAAGTTCGAACGCATCGGCGCGAATTGCGGCGCGATCAGCCCAGGCTCGCCCATTGTGCGGTCGCAGTACGTCGTCTGGATTAGCCCTGACCGCACGTTCTGGTCCTGCCTCCTGGGCGCTGCGCCGACCGTTATCGACTGCGAAGTCCGCAGCATGTTCGCCGACCACATAACGGCTGGGCAGGAAGACAAGATTGTCGGCGGCAGTGTGGCGACCTATGGCGAATTCACATGGTCATGGCCCGATGACCGCGACGGCTTCGAATGTTCGCGGATGCTGAGCTTTTCGCCGGATGGCTGGTCGCGTGATTTGCTGGCGCGCTCGGCTTTGTTTGATTCAGGGCCGCAGCCGTATCCCGTTGGCGTGGCGCCGACCGGCGCGGCCTACTGGCATGAGAAGGGCCACACCGCAGACGGCGGGCCGCTGGTGGGTTTCATCGAGTCCACGGATTTCTACCTTGCGGAAGGCGAGGGCGGTTTGCTGGTCAACGGCATGTGGCCCGATTTCATCAATCAGCAGGGCGTGTTGAATCTGACGATCTTCACAAGGGAGTTTCCACAATCGACCCAACGGGCTCACGGTCCCTTCGCGCTGACGCCCGGTCAGTCGCGCAAGTGCTTCCGCGCTTCCGGCCGGATAGCCCGCGTGCGGTTCGATTGGGCGTCGGCCCCAGCCTTTGCCCGCGGCGGCCGACCTGAATTCGAGACGGCGGCTATAGGAGGCCGGTAGGTGAGCGAAGACCGGAACACCTGGGGCGATGAGCTTGACGCCAACGTTCACCGGATAACAGGCGAGCCGGATGACCCGACGCTGATTCAGTGGGCGCGGTTCCGCGACCAGTTCGCCGAAGGCATGAGCGGCGGATATTGGACGCTCGAAGACCTTGAACAAAAGATTGCGGCCAAGCGGGCGTTTTTCTTCCCCGGCAAGGCCGCGGCGCTGGTCGGTCAGATTGAGGTCTACCCAGGCGGCGAGCGGGTGTTTCAAGTTCTCTGGGCAGTCGGTGACGTGAAAGAGAGCATGGTCATCCTGCCCGGCGTCGAAGCGCTGGCGCGAATGATGGGGTGTACGTCGATGCTCATTGAAGGGCGTTCGGCGTGGCGCAAGTTGCTGGCCCCAGTGGGCTACGTCCCTTGGTCGGTGACGCTGCATAAGGCGCTCTGACAATGGGCTGGTCAGACAAAAAACAGACCACGCAAACGACCCAGAACACGACTGGCACGACAACGCCGAACGTGCCGGACTGGATTCAGCAGCCCGCACAGACTTTGGCGGGAGGAATTGACGACTTCGCTAAGCAGGGCTCGACGCCGTTCACGCCGCAGACCAATGATCTTCAGAAACAGGCCTGGGGCGCTGCGGCGAACCTGGGGTCGAACGACGCGGGCTATGGCGACGTAAGCTCGGCAATCGGCAACGTCGGCAACGTGACGGCGAACGACGTAACCGGCGAAAGTCTGCTGACCGGGCTCGACCAGTATTACAACCCCTTCAAGGAACAAATCACCAACCCGGTCTTGTCGGATTTCGACTTTCAGGCGGGGCAGACTCGCGCCTCTCAGGCTGCCCAGGCGGCCGGAAATCAGGCGTTCCGCGGGTCGCGCTATGGTGTTCAAGAGGCGCAGACTGAAGGTGACCTCGCCCGCGCCCGCGCAGCGACCGAAGGCGGCTTGCTGCAAAACATGTTCACCGAGTCCACCGGGCTCAGCGCGCAGGACGCGGCGCGACGGCAGGCGGCGGCGACTTCAAATCAGGGCGCGCAGCTTCAGGCGTCAATGGCGAATCAGAGCGCAGGGATTCAAAAAGCCCAGATGACCGCGGCGCTTCAGGCGCAGAAGGAATCTGACGCGCGGGCGAACACGGCGGTCATGACTGGGGCGGGGCAAAACCAGTTCGACATTGCGAACCAGATTAAAGAGTATCCGATTGAATTTCAGAAGAAAATTGAAGGGCTGTTGCAGGGGCTTAACCCCGCGCTCTTCACCGGCCAAACGATCACCGGCAGCAGCACCGGGAGCGGAACAACGACAGCGAACCAAGGCCTCGGGGCCTGGATTGGTGATGCTTTAGTGGCCGCGGCGAGCGGCGCCGGTAAGGCCGCGGCAGCGGGAGCGGGATAGCGATGCCTCTGGATATCAACCAAGAGCTAATCAACCAGACGCCCGGCGCGCCCGGCAGCGGACAAGGCGGCGGCGCGGGGGGCATTGGCAACCCGCTTAGCGGCCTGGGCGCGATGGCGCCGGGTGGGCCGATGAGCGGTCTAGGGCTGCTGGCGGGTTTGCTGATGGGCAAGGACAAGCCGCCGACGCTGGCGATCACGCCGGGCACGGCGCAAGGAAGCGCGTTGCCGGGTGGCGCAGGCGGTGAAGTCATGTCCGCGCCGACCTACACACAAACGGCCCCAGGCGGGTCGCAGGGCGGTTTGCTCGCCGGGCTCGGAAATGGGTTGGTCAACAGCACCGGGCTCGGTTCAGCGTTCGGGCTCGCCGGAATGGCGGGTAAGGCGCTGGGCTTTGACCCGAGTTCGCTTGCGTCGGGTGGGATTGTCGGCAGCAGCCTTGCGAAGCTGTTAGGAGGCAAAAAGTTGTTCTGATGGGCGGCTTTCTTCAGGGATTGCACGACCTGTTGCTGAACCACGACGTTCAAGCGCCGGGGGCCGTGACGAACGCGCAAATTCTTGCGCCTGGGCCTTACGCGGACTCGGCCGACCCAAACATTGATCCGGTGAACCCGCTTCAGTCGCAGACCGTGAAGATGCAGCAGCCGCCTACGGTCAGAGAGGAACCCGGCCTTCTCTCGAAGCTGGGTCATTGGGCGATTTCGCCGGAAGGTATGCTGGCGATAGGGACGACGTTGCGCGCCGGGACCGGCAGCGAAAACGCCTTTGATCAGCAGCAGAAGATTCAAGCCGGATGGCAGGCGAGCGCGCTTCAGCGGCGCAAAGACCTCGCGGCGAAAGCGACGCAACAGGCGTGGTTGTCGGCCTTGGAGCGGGATGAGAACGGTAACGTCAGCGTCAACCCGCAGAAGCTTTTGCAGGCGCGGATTTCGATGGCGACGCCGGACAATCCGCTGACCGTCGATGAGCTTCGGGCGATTTCAGAGCTTGCGCCGAAGTCGAGCGTATCCGGCGAGCATATCATTCAGACGAAGCCCTTTGGCGGCGGGATAACGGTTGAAGGTGATCTTCCGGCGTCGCGGGCGGATATCCTGGGCGAGAACCGCTTGACTGAAGAGGTCCGCAGCCACAAGGCGGGGGAGGCTACGGCCGACGCGCGCACGGCGATTGAGCGGACGAATTCGGGTATTGCGGCTGGGCAGCTTGCCAACGCTCGCGAGAACACCGGGTTAAGCGGTCAACGGCTGAAGCTTGAGCTTTCAAAACAGGCGTCGGCGCTGGGAATCCCGTTCGCATCGAATGACGCTGATTACCAAAGGCTGCCGCCCGGTCAGTACCTTGCGCCGGATGGCACGGTCAGGACGAAACGCTGATGGCCGGTTGGCAGGATGATCCCGTTGTCGCGGCGGCGCCGGTCAGGAAGAGCGGTCAGACGCCAAGCTCGGCCTATGGGATTCAGCAGGGCAAGAACGACGCAAAGACCGTCACCGAACTAGAGAACGCGGCCCGGTCGGCGAACGACCTCGCGCAAAGCTCGGCCGACTTCATGGCGAAGAACGCCCAGACGACAACGGGCGGTGTCCTGGGGTGGCCGGGGGTCGGTCACGTCGTCGCTGATCTGGTGAAGGCGAACCCGGAGCTTGGCGACGCGCTGGGGATTAAGAACCCGCAGAACATCGGCGCGATGCAGCGGGCCGCGGTCGGCATGGCGACGGCGCTGAAGTCGAAAGACATGCGCCTGACCCAGGGCGAATTCATGAAGTTCCTGGGCGCCAGCCCGCAGATTGGGACCGACTACAAGGGCAATCTGCCTATCGCGCATGACGTGGGCGTTGGTCGAACGCTGCTGAACGCGCAGGCGTCGTTTATGCGGGCGTGGGCGGACTCTCACGGCGGAACGTTGAACGGTGCGCCTGGGGCCTGGATGGAATTCAGGAATAGCCATTTCTCGCCGGACGCCTCGCTTTACTACCACAACGGCGACGCGATGCAGCAGGGCGAGCCGCAGGCGGCGGCAGCCCCGGCCGCGACGGTGTTCGCCCGCCAGAAGGCAGGACAGACCGGCGCGTCGGTGAAGACCCCCAGCGGAACCGCTATCGACGTGTGGGGTAACCCGGTCAGGCCATGACCCAGGCGCAAATCATTGTTCGCACGCCGGACGGTCGGGACATTCCCGTTCAGACCGACGATCCGAAGCTCGCGGCAAAGGCCGTGCGTCGGATGCTGGCGCGCGAGGCCATGTCGCCGCGGCTAAACCCCAAAGGCGTCATGAAGCAAGGCGGGTTCGGCGCTTTCACCGACGCCGCCGCAAATTCAGCGACGTTCGGCCTGTCGCATCTGTCGAATTCAGGTATCGCGGCTGGGGTCACGGCGCTCAAGAATCTCTATACCCGCGCGCAGGGCGGCCAACCGGCCTACGGCGCCGGGGACGCGTTCGCTGTTGAGCAAGCGGCGCAGAAAGCGGCGGCAGGCGAACACCCGATTCTTTCAGGCCTGGGCGGGCTGTTAGGCGGCCTGGGGCCGGGTATGGAAGCGGGCGCAGGTAAGTTCATCATGCAGGGCGCCGCGCCGCTGGCGGCCCGCATGGGCAACGTTCCGGGGGTCAGCGGCTTGTTAAAAGGGCTGCTGACCAGCGGAGCGCTCCCGGCGATTGCAGCGCGCAGTGTTCCGCTCGGCGCGGTCGGCGGCGCGCTCAGTCAGGGCGCTTCGGCGCCAGAGGCCGGGCAGATACTTCCGAACGCGGTCAGTGGCGCTGCGACAGGTGCGGCGGTATCGGCCGCCGCACCGTTTGCGGCCAAGTATGTTGCGGCCCCGGTTCTCAAGTATGCCGCCGCGCCGGTCGCCAAGCCGGTCATCAAGGCGGCGGTTGGCGGCGCCCGCAATCTCGCGCGCACCGTGAACATGCTCTCGGCCGGGGCGAAGAGTGGTCCGCTACTCAAGCCCGAGTGGGGCGCGCTGACGGCGATCCGACAGGCCTTGCGCGCAGATGGCGCGACGGCGGCCGAAATCGAGGCGGTGTCGAACCAGATTGCGTCAACCGGCGCCTCGACGCCCGCTCTGATTGACGCGGTTCAGAAATTGCCGGGCGGGGGTCAGAACACCTTGAAGCTGCTGACCGGCGCAGCGGCGAAAGGCAAGGGCGCGAACGTCGCCGGGCGCTACGTCGAGGACGTGAGTAGCAAGCTTCAGGGCCGGGTTCAGAACCGGACGCAGCAGCTTATCGGTGGAGACACCCGGTCGCTGCCCGGCGTGCAAAGCGATATTGCCAGCCGGATAGAGACGGCGACGCAAGGCCCGAACGTCACGCCGGGCGACGCTGGGGCGGCGGTCCATGCGAAGCTGAATGAGGCCTACGACGCGGCCCAGGCGGCGACCAACCGGGCTTATGAGGCGGCGCGCTCGACCCGCGGGACGGCGGCGCTGCATCCCGACTCCAGCGCGCAGCTTGATCAAGGCGTCAGGACGGCTATTCAGGATTACGAAGGTCTTGCGCCGCGGGCTGAAGCCCTGGCGCGGCAGGTTCGCGCGGCGGTGAAACCGGCTGATGAAAATATCCCGCCGCCGCCTACCGGGTGGGAGCGGCAGTTCAACAACCTAGACGAATATTACGCCATGATGCGGCGTATCCCCGGCATGGTTCCGGCCCCCGAACCGTCGCCGATTGAGCCGCTCTTCACGCTGCGGACGAAGCTTGGAAATCTGCAAAAGGACGGCGGCACGGAAGGCTCGGCCGCCAGCGCGCTTAAGCGGGTTATCGACCAGCACTTGAACGGCGCGCTCGACGCAGGCGGGATTGTCGGTGACCCGGAGGCGGTCAACGCTTGGAAGACGGCGATAGGGCTGCGCCGCCAGCAAGGCGCGCAGTTCGAAGGCAATGACACGATAGCTCAGCTTGTCGAGCGCGGGCGGCATGGCGAGGGCCGGACGAACCTTGTCGCGCCGGAAGATGCGTCGAACGTGATCCTAGGCCCTGGGCAGAACATTTCCGCGAAGCCGGACCAGATACGCGACCTTCAGCGGATGCGCGACATGCTGGGCGCCGACAGTCCCGAATGGCAGGCGCTACAGACGGAAGCGAACGCGCGGCTGCTGGCGCGCAACGCCGGGACGGAGCGCTACGGGCACGCGGCCGACCAGTTCGCCGAACGTAATCCGCCGCTCGCCGAAACCCTGATCACGCCAGAGGCGGCGCAGGCGCGCGCTGCGGCGCAAGGGCAGGTCGCCCAGGCGCAGGGCGAGCGGCAGGCGGTGCAAACCGGCGAAGGCACGCTTCGCACCACGCCGGACGTGTTTTCGGCCGACTTCGCTCCAGGGAACGCGGACCTGACCCGGCTCGCCGCGGTGCGGACGGTTCAGAACCAAGTCGGTCACCCGGCCGAAGGGGCGACCGGGATTCTCAACCGGATTGCGAACCCAGGCGGCAACATCGGGCAGAACCTTGAAACGCAGTTCGGGGCCGATGCGACAGGCCCTTATCAAGAGGCCGTGCAGCACGAGATTGACCGGCTGAACACGGCGCGCTTGCTCGACATAAACCAGAATTCCGGCACGGCGCGGCGGGCGCTGGCGATAGCCGATATCAACCTGCCGCACATTCCGACCGGGCCGCTCTCGGCCGCGATGACGGCTATTCGTGCGATCCAGCGCGGGGCCGTGCTGAACGACGCGGAGAAAGAGGCGATTACCCGTTTCGGGACCGCCGAAGTTCCGTCAATCGATCTTAGCAAGCTCGACCATAAGCAGCCGGTCACCGACTGGTTACGGGACTACTCGGCAAACCTGACGCCGCTTCTGGCCCGCGAATACGCCCAGAGCGGCAACGCGCCGACGCCGAAGCCCAGCGGAATTACGATGGAGGTCGAAGGCAAGCCGCAGACGCGGCGAAAAGTCGAATATGCCCCCGATGGAACTTGGAAGCTGGTTCCTGACGCCCAGGGAGCGCCGTAGAGGCCCCTTAACGGACCTGCCCGCTACCCTAGTACCCCAAAGACGGCCTGGGGCGTTGTAGGGCCGGATTTTAGGAGGGCCGACATGAGCCTGCTGATTTTCTTAATCTTCGTTCTAATCGCGGTCGGGATCGTTTGCGCTATCGCCTATTACATCCCCTGGCCGCCGCCGATTGGCTGGTTGCGGTGGGTGATCCCCTGCGTCGCGCTGCTGGTGGCGCTGGTGATCATCGCGCAGAAGATGGGCGTGGCCTAGCCGACCCGACGCAAAATGCGTTACGCTGGGGCATGGTCTATACCGACCACTTCAGCGGGCCAAAGAATCCAACCCGCGCGTTCGCTGACGCCTTGGCTGGAGTCGGCTTGATTGCCGATATCGTTGGCGTCGCGGCTCTGGCGCGCGAAGCTGGCGTGCCACTTTCGACCGTCCGCTCATATCGGGATCGTGGCTGGTGGGTGGAGTCGTTCTGGATCGTTGAGAAGCTAATCGACGCGGCCGAACGATTGAGGCTCAAGCTCTGATGCAGGAAATCCACGGAATCCGCGACCTGCTGATTGCGACGATAGCGCCGGAAATGGGCGCAGCTCGCGACGGCGGGGCGATGCGAAAGCGCTATCCCGACCTCGACTATGATCAGGCGATTGTCGCCTGGGTTCTCGATGCGCTGACGGTCTACAGCTTGGAGCGGCTTGCCGATGCAAGGGCCGTTGCCGACGTTGCCCAAGCGGTCGGCGCAATGCGGCTGATAGAGGACGAAAATGAGGATTGAAGGGGGAGAACAAAACAGGCCGCTAGGAATGGTTTGACAGTTTTCGAATGAAGTTTGCCACTCCTAACGGTCTGATTTTGTTGGGCTAGGTTACCTCCCTAGGGACTGCCCGCGAAAAATAAGTCTATGAATTCATTACTTTAATCGGCGTTTTCGCACACAAATAACAGTGTTTGCCGAAACCATTGTCAAACCTGGGGTGCGACTCCCCTTAGCGTCGCCATTGCCGAAATTGCCAATCGCCGCTGGTCGGCGGCCTTCGTGTAGGTGGTGACCTCGGCAAGATTCTTGTGGCCGGTAATCGCCATGATCTGATGCGGGGTGCATCCGGCTTCGGCGAGGCGGCGGCAACAGGCCTTGCGGAGTCCGTGGGCCGACGCTTGTTCGGTGATCCCGGCCGCGCGCACCTTGTCATGCAGCCAACCGCCGAATCCGTTGGCCGTGAAGGGTTCGCCGTACTGCGTCAACAGTAGGTGCATCTGCGTTTTCGGAACCTGATCAAGCTCAGCCTTTAGGGCCGGGTGGATAGGAATTTCGAGCTTGGTTGTTTCGTTGCTCTTCGACGTGGCGTGAACGATGACGCCGTTCTTGATATGCTGGCGCCCCCAGCCAACTACGTCGGTGCGCCGCTGGGCGGTGTAGAGTAGCAGGGCCAGCGCGAGCCGTTCTTTGGAGCCGGAAGGCCAGCGCTCTTCATACTTCGCAATGTCGTCTTCCTCCCATGACCGCCAGAAGGACTCACGCTTCACCTTCGACCGGCGCACGCCCGCAAGGCAGTTCGCGCCGACAA